ACAACCCGAACGAAAGATGTCGTCGGCCACCAGCAATTGTAACCCTTGGGAATGGGAGCGGGGGCTACAACAGTCGTACTTACCATCGTATGACGTGCGCGAATTGTAACCCTTGGGAATGGGAGCGGGGGCTACAACAGCTTGTAATCTCGGCAGGCGGGCGGGCTAATTGTAACCCTTGGGAATGGGAGCGGGGGCTACAACCTTGCTCGGCACGGGCACTTCTTCCGCCCGATTGTAACCCTTGGGAATGGGAGCGGGGGCTACAACCCAGAATGTCCAGAGCATTATCATGTCAAGATTGTAACCCTTGGGAATGGGAGCGGGGGCTACAACACAGGGGTCTAGCGATCCGTATTACACAGGATTGTAACCCTTGGGAATGGGAGCGGGGGCTACAACTCTCACAAGCATGTAAAGAGGTCGATGCAGATTGTAACCCTTGGGAATGGGAGCGGGGGCTACAACGGCGCCGGCTTTGGTACGACTGCTGGCTGAATTGTAACCCTTGGGAATGGGAGCGGGGGCTACAACTTCATGCGTTATTACAGCCGCATCGGTATCAATTGTAACCCTTGGGAATGGGAGCGGGGGCTACAACGATGCCGCTAATCTTTGACCGGCAATACCCATTGTAACCCTTGGGAATGGGAGCGGGGGCTACAACTTTTTCATCAAGAACATCAAGTCGCGCGCTATTGTAACCCTTGGGAATGGGAGCGGGGGCTACAACGGAAAATCTGGACTATGTGCTTTAAGTGCAATTGTAACCCTTGGGAATGGGAGCGGGGGCTACAACTACAGCACGTCCATTTCTTGGGAAGCATGGATTGTAACCCTTGGGAATGGGAGCGGGGGCTACAACGATGGAATATTCGGAATTCCTGGTACATTTATTGTAACCCTTGGGAATGGGAGCGGGGGCTACAACGGTCATACGCAGATACCCAAACAAGAACTGATTGTAACCCTTGGGAATGGGAGCGGGGGCTACAACCATCCGTCGCGAAGGTATCCAAGATGTGTTATTGTAACCCTTGGGAATGGGAGCGGGGGCTACAACCGCACGGTGCAGACGGATTTCGGTACTTTGATTGTAACCCTTGGGAATGGGAGCGGGGGCTACAACGACATTGATCGAACGGGCGAAATCGTGAAGATTGTAACCCTTGGGAATGGGAGCGGGGGCTACAACTCTGTGATACCGGGGATGTGATGACTGATTATTGTAACCCTTGGGAATGGGAGCGGGGGCTACAACAAATACAGCAGCAGATGCGCTTTCTTCTCTATTGTAACCCTTGGGAATGGGAGCGGGGGCTACAACAAAATGATCTATCGTCAATGTTAGAATTGAATTGGGCGGGACACAGTTGCAAAAATTGTTTGGAATTCCAAGGCGAGCGCAGAGCGGAATCATGACCAAGGATGGGCGGCAGCTCAAAATTGAAGCCCTAACCGGCGCGAAACTCACGGCATCCAAATGATGGCTACGCCGATCGAAGGCGACGAACAGCGGCATAACGGTAGCTCGACCATTGAGTGGTTAAAGAATTGACGCAGGTCGTAGGAATGGAATCCGTTTGCGTTGAATCTCCCACGATGCAGGCGGATCAACCGCCAGATCAAACAAAGTGATGTTGTCCGGCAAAGCATCGTCGAGGATCGCCTCAACGATGTCCGGTGCCAAAGTGGTCAGGTTTACCATCCGGCTCACGTAGCTATTATCAACGCCTTCGCGGCCGGCGATATCCTTGAGCGATTTCGCCTCGCCCGCTTCCAGCATCGCGAGCCACCGATGCCCGCGAGCAAGCGCCAATTGCAGCGGCGTCGGCGCCATATCCCATGGTCTCGGCTTGGCAACCTCGCCGTTTGGCAACGTGACCAGTTTTCGCCCGCTGCGGCGCTTGATCTGGATCGGGATGGAAAGCGTCAGGCGACCGTCACTGGATGGAATGACATCGATGGCGCCGGTCGTTGTGATGCGAACTGGGTTCATGCTGCCTCCTCAAGCGCGCCGGCGGGTTCCGGCCGCAACTCCAGAATCAAACGCTCGATGCCGTTGGCACGCAAACGCAGTTCAATGTCGTTCGGCGAAACGATCACTTTTTCGATCAGCAGTTTGACGATTCGGATTTGCTCTGGCGGAAACAATTGATCCCAGATGGCGTCCATCCGCGTCATCGCGACCGTGACCTTTGCCTCGTCGAGAGTGGGATCCAGCGCAATCGCCTTGGCCACTACACCATCCAGTAAATTCGGCTCGCGCAGGATGCCGCGCAACTGGTCGAGTACCGCCGACTCCAGTTCCGCCGCCGGTAGGCGCGGCAACCCGGATGCCCCGGCACACTCTTTAGCATCGCGCTGCGGGATATAGTACCGGTACCGGCGGCCGCTCTTCTTGGTTGTGTGCCATGGCGACAGTGCCCGTCCGTCATTGCCGAATACGATACCTTTGAGCAAAAATGGAATCGTCGCGCGGGTTGCGTTGCCACGTTTGCTGCTATTGGTAGATAGGATCGCGTGAACGTCGTCCCACGATTGCTGGTCGATAATGGGCGGGTGTTCGGCCTTGTACCATAGTTCCTTGTGCCGCAATTCGCCAAGATAGGTGCGGTTACTGAGCAGCTTGTAGATCAAGCTCTTGTCAATCGGCTTGCCCTCGCGCGTCCGGCCGTCCTGCGTGGTCCACGCCTTGGACGTCACACCGTCGAGTCGCAATTCCTTGACCAGCATGGTCGAGGACCCAAGCTCGACAAAGCGTTTGAAAATGTGACGGATGATTCTGGCTTCCTTGTCGTTGGCAACCAGTCGCCGGTTTTCGACGTCATAGCCCAAGGGCGGCACGCCGCCCATCCACATACCCTTGCGTTTGCTGGCGGCGATCTTGTCGCGAATGCGCTCGCCGGTCACCTCGCGCTCGAACTGGGCAAACGATAACAGCACGTTGAGCATCAACCGCCCCATCGACGTCGTGGTGTTAAATTGCTGGGTGACTGATACAAACGATACGCCCAGCCGCTCAAACACTTCGACCATCTTGGAAAAATCCGCCAGGCTGCGCGTCAGCCGGTCAATTTTGTAGACCACCACGATGTCGATTTTCCCGTCTTCGATGTCGGCCATCAGCCGCTTCAATCCCGGACGCTCCATATTGCCGCCGGAAAAAGCGGGATCGTCGTAATCGTCCGCTACTGCAATCCATCCTTCCGCACGCTGGCTGGCAATGTACGCATGACCGGCATCGCGCTGGGCATCGATCGAGTTGTATTCCTGGTCGAGTCCTTCTTCGCTGGATTTGCGGGTATAGACGGCACAGCGTTGCCGGCGCTTGAGAATTTCGCTCATTGCTGATCTCCCTTGCTGCGTTTCGTTTTCGCTTTGGTTTTTGATTTCGACTCAGTCCTCTGCCGCAGGCCAAAAAACAGCGGCCCCGACCAGCGGGTGCCGGTTATCTCACGGGCGATCATCGAAAGGCTGGGAAAAACCCGCCCCTGAAATTCATACTGACCGTCTGCCGTGGCGGCGACCTGATATTCGATACCCTGATATTCACGCCTCAGTACCGTACCCGGCACGGGCTGGTATTCCCGTTCACGTTTTTGCATCTTGCCGTGGTTGATCAAGGCATCGATCCGTCGCTTGTTGCGCTCAAGGAGCGCCCTGTTTTCCTTTTTGAACTCGACCTCCTGGAGCTTGAAGGCGATGCGACGCTCAAGGAACTGACGATTGTGATTTGGCGTTTCTTCTCCATACAGGCGCCGCCAGAGCTTTTTTATCTCGGGCATGGCCAATTCCGGCAATTGCGCTATTTGCGCCGTCACCGATACCGGTGTGGGTGAAATGTGGGCTGCTGCGTGCATCACGACTCCTTGGTTTTCATGTTGGCGGTGTCTGTATGAACGCTCTGGTAGGCAGAAAAGCCAAGTAAAACTGCTCTCTGTCCGGATGTTTCTGCGGATTGTGCAAATTTCTCGCTGCGAAGGCGCGCAAGGCCCGCAGCCAGAAGGCCGGCGATTTCATTGCGGCGCTGCTCGGACGTCATGCGGTCAGGTGGAAGGTGGTTAATTTGGCACATCGGTTATCGCTCCTGAATATCAAACTCGCTTGGAAGCGACATTGTCAATTCAGGGCGGCACCGTGACCATGCGGGAATTTCGGGCTAAAACAGGTTGCTGATGGCAAATGCGAAAATCACCCACGATTTTCGCCATCCACATTTCAGACTAACGCTTGCCTGTTGCTGAAAAATAGGAGGAATTCGAGATGTTGCACGCTCGCCACTGTTATTTCATACAGTATAATGCTTGTAAGCAAACCTGAAAGAAAGCGCCATGGCGAAAAGCAAAACACAGGTCCACAATGGGCTCAACGACTCAGAAAATCTGGCAAAGCTCCTCGGGCATGTTCCACCCGCTGTGTTTTGCGCTTTCATGGAGGCGGAATTCACGCTCTCAATGCCGACGCTGGACGCCAAGTCACCCAAAAAAGAGCAAATCAACATCATCGAGGGCGTCCTTTCCAGCCTTGATGTGGCACATCGACAACAAATCGAGGAAGTCGCAGAGAAAATCGTGCTCCTGTCTGACGGACCCGGTCAGGATGTCATAGACGGATTCAGCACTGACGTTTTCGATGATGCTTTCAGTGCAATACGCAACCAGTATGAGCGGGCACTCTGGCTTTACGTCAACCAGCCCGACCTGTTCAAGGAAGCGCTGGATGCCAGGCAGGCCGATGTATTCAGGCAAAGCATTTCCTGCTATTCCGGATTCATCGCCCCCGAAAATCTCTCCGTCATAACTGATGCGGCGGCTAGGGATGTATTTCATGACAACGTCGCACAGCAGCTTGGTTGCGCAAAGGATGCCGTCGCCATCCAGATTTTCAAACGCCTGCGCCCAGACACCCATACCGGCGATGACGTTGCGCTCTACCAGATCAGTGTTCATCACAACCGCCCACCGGAAATCGTGGACTGCGTGCAGGCCAGCGAACTGGTGTCGCAGGAAGTGATCCGCGCATTGTCATCCCACATCACGTATGAACCCGCCAACGGGCACCTTGAAGTGCTGTCCAAGGACTCGGACGGCCGCGAGGCGTTAGCGCGCATTACGGCAGACGCCCTGTTACAGTCGCCGATTACCGGCGAAAAAATCCCGATCAAACAATACGACTATCAGAGCCTTGCCGCGCCACGTAATTTTGACGTGACTGGAGAAGCGGTCTCGTCCGTCAAAGTGACCGAACTTGGCTACACCGAGGTGGACCGTACGCTGCTCCTCAAAATTTGGGCGAAGGATCAGGATGACATCTACACCGTCGCCAAGGTGATCATCGGCCCGACATTTGAATTTCACCAGCATCAATTGACCTACGCCAAGCTGACCATCAAATTGAAGAAAATCGGCAAGGAACGGGCCAGAACCATTTCGATCGTTCTGCGCGATGCGAATAAATGCAATATCAAAACCAAGCGTGAAAAGGACCGGGCACTGTGTGATCGCTTGCTGGCCAAATGGCACCTGGTGAAAGAGATTGGTAATGTCCTTGCCGAGCCTGTCGACGCAATCGCTGCTTGATCTGACTGGCCTGTTCGAGCAGTCACTCCAGTCGGTCAGCGGCGGCGACGGGCAACGCCTGCGCGGCGTGCCGGGATGGGATATCTCGCGCACGACATCGCTATCTGCATCGCAACTATCGGCATGGGCAGAATGCATCGGGTATGCCGGCCACTACCCGGCAATCCGTGACGACGAGACCGTCGTCGTTGAACTCGAAGAGGACGACGACCCATCCCGCTATCGCTACCGGTGTCCTCAGACGTTTCGATGGAAATACGTTGCTGCCATCGAGGCTGCTGTCTATTGCGTCCAATCCATCAAATTTCTGAACCTCGTTGCCGACCTGCTGGCCATTCCACAGGCACTACGCAATGGAATCGGGTCGCCCATGTTGAACGGCGCACTGTGGCACCTCGGTAAAACCAGGATCGGTGCTGCCCACACGGATGTCTGGTTGGTGCGCGGCCTGGCGCAGTCGGTCGACGACGTGTTCCGCCACTTTGGCTCGCAAACGCTTCCGGACCAGGGGATCATCCTGTCATCGGGAATGACGCTGCCCGACTTCATCCGACCTCCCAGGAACTACCGGTTTGTGTCCCTGCGCGACGTGATCGCTCCGAATGTGCCGAAGCCTTGCCTCGATATGGATTTACTGCATCGCATTCTCACGACTCCGGCCGACGGCGCCCTGCGGCCAGTCCTGGCTGTCAATTTCGACGAATACACGAAGAAGCTCACTATCCGCAGCAAGGCCAAGCCTTGGGAAATCAAGGGTGCACGCCAGGCCGCCGCCATCAAATATATGTTTTCCCAGTTTCAGGCGGGACGATATTCGCTCAGCGCAAAAGAAATTCTGGTAGCGGCATACCCTGACAAACAGTCAGGCAAAAGCCAACGCATGCAAAACCTTTTCAGCGGCAACACCGACTGGGAAGACTACATCGTCAACCCTGAAAAGGGCCAATACGGATTCAAACTCGGTTAGTCCTATCACTCCGTAACCATCAGCAAGACCGCCTTCGGGCGGTTTTTGCTTTCTGCGCCCCGTAATTCTCCGCTTTTGCTGCGCCCGTACATCCGCCCGTACATGGCAGCGGCAGACGCCCGCACATCCTCAATTTCAAACTGTATTCACGTACCCGCACTAACCGAAAGGAGCACATACGTGAATATCAAACACCTTAACCAACGCCAACTGGCTGACCGTTGGGACGTCAGCGAAGCGACACTTGAACGCTGGCGGTCCGAAGGACTCGGTCCCGTTTTTCTGAAGCTGCAAGGACGCGTTCTCTATCGTATCGAGGATATCGAAACCTACGAAACGGAATGCCTTCGCAAGAGCACCTCCGAAGCCGTTCACGCCGGGGGTGCAGCATGAGCCGCCTCACTCTTGATCAGGCGATCACCACGCCTGTCGCAAAGCTGGCCCAGTTGCCGGCCGACGCCCTGTTTTCCCTGAAGACCGAAGCAGCCGATATCCTGACTGCCGCCAAGGGTCTCATTGAGCATATCGACACCGCCGTCGAACTGCGATTCGCCGAACAAGCGCAGACCCTCCGCTTCGCAGCCGGCAAGGACACCGGAGTGGTGCATTTCACCGATGGAGCCGTACGCGTCACCGCCGATCTCCCCAAGAAAATCGAATGGGATCAGGCCAAGCTGGCCGAAATCGTTTCGCGCATTGTCGCCGCTGGCGACAACCCAGCACAGTACGTCGATGTCAGCTATCGCGTCGCCGAGACGAAATACTGCGCCTGGCCCGCAGTGCTGCAAGAACAATTCGTCGGCGCCCGCACCATGAAGACCGGCAAACCCAGTTTCCGGCTGGCATTGATTGATGGGGGAGATGCGCAATGAGCTTGCCCATCATCTCCGCAGACCAGCGGCTCGCCGAAAAGCGCGGCAGCAAGCTGGTGATCTTCGGCCCGTCCGGCATCGGCAAGACCACCCTGCTCAACACCCTGCCCGCCGAACGCACGCTGTTCGTCGATTTGGAAGCTGGCGACCTGGCTGTGCAGGACTGGCTGGGCGATGCGATCCGTCCGCAGACATGGCAGGAATTCCGCGATTTCGCAGTGTTCCTGGGCGGTCCCAATCCGGCGCTGCGCGACGAACAGCCATTTTCGACGGCGCACCACCGCTTCGTGTGCGAGCAGTTCGGCGATCCGGCCTCGCTGGCGAAATACGACACCTACTTCATCGACAGCATCACGGTGCTGGCGCGCCTTTGCTTTCAGTGGTGCAAGGGCCAGCCGCAGGCCTTCTCCGAAAAAACCGGCAAGCCGGACAGCCGCGGTGCCTACGGTCTGCTGGGACAAGAGCTGATCGGCGCGCTGACCCATCTGCAGCACACCCGCGACAAGAACGTGGTGCTGGTCGGCATCCTCGACGAAAAGACCGACGACTTCAACCGCAAGGTGTTCGTGCCGCAGATCGATGGCAGCAAGACTGGCCTGGAGTTGCCCGGCATCGTCGACCAGGTGATCACGATGACAGCACTGAAGGCCGATGACGGCAGTCTCTATCGCGCTTTCGTCTGCCACACGCTCAATCCGTGGGGCTATCCAGCCAAGGATCGCTCCGGTCGGCTCGACCTCACCGAAGAGCCGCATCTCGGCCGCCTGCTGCACAAGATGGCCGGTCCGGTGCGTCCCGCCGCCGAGCGCCTGCGCTTCGACGCATTGCCATCGACACAAATCCCGCAAAACACCGAATCCACTTCATCGCAAGGAATCTGATCCATGAACAACTACAACCACACCAATCCATGGGCCGATTTCAACGACGCCCAAAACCAGCAATCCTACGACGTGATCCCGAAGGGCACGCTGGCGCGGGTACGCATGACCATCAAACCGGGCGGCTATGACCAGCCCGATCAGGGCTGGACCGGTGGTTACGCAACCCTCTCCGACAAGACCGGCTCGGTCTACCTGAATGCCGAGTTTGTCGTGACCGAAGGCGATTTCGCCAAGCGCAAGGTCTGGAGCCTGATTGGGCTGTACAGCCCGAAAGGACCGGATTGGGCCAACATCGGCCGCGCCTTTGTGCGCGCACTGCTGAATTCATCGCGCAACCTGCAGCCGCAGGACAACGGCCAGCAAGCTGCTGCGGCACGCCGGATCCAGGGATTTGCCGATCTCGACGGCATCGAGTTTCTGGCGAAGATCGATGTCGAGAAAGATCAAAACGACGAGCACAAGAATGTCATCAAGGTCGCTATCCAGCCGGACCACAAGGACTATGCACGACTGATGGGCGTGGCGTCCCGCGCCGCCGCTTCGTCCGCAAATTCGGCCCCGGCTGCGCCAGCCCCAGTGTCGCCCGCCACCCATACGTCGCGGCCAGCACAACCGGCTCCCGCCAACGCACCCGGCCGTCCGAGCTGGGCGCAATAGGAGGATCGCTGCGATGATGCTCAGACCACGACAACACATCTTTGTCGAGCGCTCGGTAGCAGCGCTCGACGCCCACGGCAACACGCTGGGCGTGGCGCCGACCGGGGCCGGCAAGACCGTCATGCTGTCGGCCACCACCGGCCGCATGCTGGCCGACCCCGGCGCCAAAGCCTGCATCCTGGCGCACCGCGACGAACTGGTTTCGCAAAACCGTGCCAAATTCGAACGCATCAACACCGGGGTCAGCACCTCGGTGTTCGACGCCAGGAGTAAGTCGTGGGATGGCCGGGCCATCTTCGCGATGGTGCAAACCCTGTCGCGCGACAACCACCTTGACACGATGCCGGCACTCGACCTGCTGGTGATCGACGAAGCGCATCACGCGGCCTCGGCCAGCTATCGCCGCGTGATCGATCGCGTGCTGCAAAAGAATGCGACGGCCAAGATCTTCGGCGTCACTGCGACCCCGATGCGCGGCGACGGCAAGGGACTGCGTGAGGTCTTTACCAACGTTGCCGACCAGATCCGCCTCGGCGAACTGATCGCATCAGGCCACCTGGTGCCGCCGCGCACCTTCGTGGTCGACGTCGGTACCGCCGACGCGCTGTCGCAGGTCAAGCGTTCGGCTTCCGACTTCGACATGAGCAAGGTCGAAGCGATCATGAACAAGACGCCGGTCACCGATGCGGTGATCCGCCACTGGCGCGAAAAGGCGTCCGGCCGCAAGACCATCGTCTTTTGTTCGACGGTCGCGCACGCCGACAGCGTGTGCCAGGCGTTCAATAGCTCCGGCATCGCGGCGGTGCTGGTGCATGGCGACCTGTCGGAAACCGAGCGCAAAACCCGCCTCTCCGAATTTGAAACCGGCGCCGCCCAAATCGTCGTCAACGTCGCGGTGCTGACGGAAGGCTACGACTACACGCCGACTTCCTGCATCGTGCTGCTGCGTCCGAGTTCGCACAAATCGACCTTGATGCAGATGATAGGACGCGGCCTGCGCACCGTTGATCCGGCCGAATATCCAGGCGTCTTCAAGAGCGATTGCATCGTGCTTGACTTCGGCACCGCGACGCTGATGCACGGCCAGCTCGAGCAGGAGGCTAATCTAGACGGCCGCGAAACTTCGTCCGGTGATGCGCCGATCAAGGAATGTCCGGGCTGCGAGGCCGACGTGCCGGCCGCGTGCCGCGAGTGCCCATTGTGCGGCTTTGTCTGGGAGCGCTGCGACGACGGGGCTGAGGCGTTGACAGACTTCATCATGACCGAGGTCGACCTGCTCGCACGTTCCAATTTTCGCTGGTGCGACCTGTTCGGCGACGACTGCGCACTAGTGGCCACAGGTTTTCTCGCCTGGGGCGGCGTGTTTTATCTGAGTGGGCGCTGGCATGCGCTGGGTGGCGGCAAGTCCCTCCCGGCTTGCCTGCTCGGTATCGGCGAACGTTCGGTCTGCCTCGCGCAAGCCGACGACTGGCTGAACGACCACGAAAGCGCGGACTCCGCACACAAGACCAAGCGCTGGCTCAACGAGCCTCCAACCCCGGCACAAATGAAATACCTGCCGCTCCAGCATCGCAACGACTATGGTCTGACCCGCTACCAGGCGTCAGCGATGCTGGCTTTCCACTTCAGCAAACCGCAGATCAAGAATCTGGTGTTTGCTGCCAATGCAGCACAGCGGGAGGCGGCTTGAGATGCGCAATCTGTTATCGACAAGCAAAGGGTTTCGGCTGGCAGGCGCCGCACAACCGTATTCATCTGCAGATCGACGTGGCACCCGCCCTTCGGCAGCGTTTCACTTTCTGCTCGATGCGCTGCCAGTCCGCATTCGCGCGCATCGTCACCAGAACGGAGGGTTGCATGATTGATCCGTCCGAACTCGAACTGGCGGCACTGCAAAGCTGCCTGGCACCGCTGGGTGAGTACGTCGGCGCGCTCGGCATGGACCGGCCGCTGGCCGATTACAGCAAGCGCGAAGTGCAAGACCTGGTCGAAATCATCGTCAGCGCCTATCAGGAATACATGATCGACGCGCATGAACAAATGGCGAAGCGTGATCTCGCCTTCCTTGAAGAAAGGCTGGCGGCTTCACAGCATGGCCTTCAGCAAGTCCTGCATCAAGATTTGCAACATGGATCGCGGCCGGTGCGTGGCATGGGAGTGCCGTTCTAATGCTGGACTATAACTCCCAACCGAAATTTCACGAACGCGTCTCCGCCGTGCTGGACACTGCGCTGCAGGCCGAGCGCGGTTTGCAGACGGCGCGCACCTATCTCGGCGCATCGCGCCTGGGCGTCGCCTGCGCGCGGGCATTGCAATACGAGTTTGTGCAGGCACCGGTCGATCCGGATCGTGAACTCCCCGGGCGCACGCTGCGCATTTTCGAGGTTGGCCATACGCTGGAGGATCTGGCGATCCGCTGGCTGCGGCTGGCAGGATTCGAAATCTATACCCGCAAACAGAGTGGCGACCAGTTCGGCTTCGCCGTCGCACACGGACGGGTGCGCGGCCACGTCGACGGCATCCTCGCCGCCGGGCCGGCAATTCTCGCCATGCTCTATCCCGCGCTATGGGAATGCAAGACGATGAACGACAAGAACTGGCGCGATTGCGTGAAGCGCGGCGTTGCATTATCGAAACCAGTCTATGCAACCCAGATCGCGATCTACCAGGCGTACATGGAACCGGCGGTACCCGGCATCTCGGCGCACCCGGCGCTGTTCACTGCGATTAACAAGGACACGCAGGAACTATATTTCGAGCTGGTGCCGTTTGACGCTGCGCTCGCGCAACGGGGATCCGACCGCGCGGCGCAGATCCTGCAAGCCACCGATGCCGGCGAATTGCTGCCGCGTATCGCGCACGATTCGTCCCATTACGAATGCCGCTGGTGCAACTGGCAGGAACGCTGCTGGAGCAAACAGGCATGACCAATCGCGTCGACTGGTTCGATTTCAACGATGCTGGCGGCCAGGTCAATCCGCGCATGCAGCGGGAAGACACGACTGCATTGCGGCACGGGTTGCTGGCAGGCATTGATGCGGTTTTGCATTATCTGCTGCCGCATGGTCGGGTGCGCGGCGGAAAATTCTATGTCGGCGACACTGACGGCAATCCCGGCAAGAGTCTCGTGGTGGAACTGGCCGGCGAGCATGCCGGGCTGTGGAAGGATTTTGCCTCTGGCGAGGGCGGCGACCTGTTCGACTTATGGGCAAGAATCCGGGGCTATTCGATCGAGAGGGATTTTCCTGCTGTGGCGACCGAGATCGGCCAGTGGCTGGGCATGCGGCCGGTTACGCCTTTGACCCAGGTCCGGCCAGAGATTCGCAGTCCGGCCATCGATGAACTCGGCCCCTACACCGCGAAGTGGAACTACACCACCGCCAGCGGCGAGCTGATCGCCTGCGTCTACCGCTACGATCCGCCGACCGGCAAGGAATTCAGGCCATGGGATGTCCGTGCCCGCGCCTGGCGCACGCCCGATCCGCGCCCGCTCTATAACCTGCCGGCGGTCGTCAAGTCTACAACCGTCGTGCTGGCCGAAGGCGAAAAGTGTGCGCAGGCATTGATCGGGCTAGGCATCTGCGCGACAACGGCGATGAATGGCGCTAAGGCCCCGGTCGACAAGACAGACTGGTCATCGCTACGCAACCGGCATGTGCTGATCTGGCCGGACAAGGATAGCCCAGGCTGGGACTATGCCGAAGCTGCGGCCCAGGCAATCGTGGCTGCTGGCGCGCTATCGGTCTCGATTCTGCTTCCGCCCGCATCGATGCCAGAAAAGTGGGATGCGGCGGACGCGATCACCGACGGCTTCGACTGCAAGGCTTTCATCGCAACGGGAGAACGCGCGACGATCAAGGCGGCCCCCGCCTCGCTACCGGTATTTTCGCTCGGGGCGATGCTCGACGATCTCAGCCCGATTCCTGACGATATCATCAATCCGCGCGTGCTCACGCCAGGCGGCATGCTGGTGTTCGGCGGTGCGCCCAAGGTCGGTAAAAGTGATTTCCTGCTGTCCTGGCTGGCCCATATGGCTGCGGGCGCGCCGTTTCTAACTATGCGACCGCCGCGTCCGCTGAGGGTTTTCTACCTGCAGGCGGAAGTGCAGTACCACTACCTGCGCGAGCGGATGCGCGACATCAAGTTGCCGGCATCGCGCATGCTGGAGGCACGCCGCAATCTGGTAGCCACATCCCAGTTGCGCATGGTGCTCGACGACCATGGCCTGCAGCAGATCATCCCGGCGATCGCCAATGCCTTCGGCGGTGAGAAGCCGGACATCATCGTGATTGATCCGATCCGCAACGTGTTCGACGGTGGCGGTGAAGGCGGCGAGAACGACAACGCCGCGATGCTGTACTTCCTGTCGCAGCGCGTCGAGCGCTTGCGCGACGCCGTCAATCCCGAAGCGGGGATCATCCTCGCCCACCACACCAAAAAACTATCGAAGAAGCAGTTTGAGGAAGATCCGTTCCAGGCGCTCGCTGGCGCTGGCAGTCTGCGCGGCTATTACACCACCGGGATGCTGCTGTTCCGTCCGGACGAAAGCAGGACAACGCGCCAGTTGATTTTCGAGCTGCGCAATGGCCCGGGCATTCCGACCAAGCATGTCGACAAGCTCAACGGCGCGTGGTGCGAACAGGATCCAAACGTCGAACGCCTGGTGAAGCAGGACTATGGCGACAAGCTCGATGCCGAGCGACGGCGCAAGCACGACGTGATCCTGCAAATGCTGTTCGACGAGGCGCAGAAAGGACGTGCCTACACGGTCGTCCAGTTCGCGGAGAGCTTTGAGAACCAGGCGGGCCTGGGCGGAAGGTCGACGGTTGCCGAACGCATCGGTGTGCTCGCCACTAAGGGCTACGTGAAGTTTTTCCAGAATCCACGCGATTACGGGCTGACCGTGCCGACCCGCAGCAAGTTTGGCTACCTGTGCGTGGAAAGCATGGCCCTGTTACGCCCAACTGGGCCGCCTGACCCCGACACAGGCGAGATTCACGAGGCACCCATGGTGGTCCTGCCTACCCATTACAAATGCCGCCAGAGCGGCGCAGTACTGCCAGTTGAAAACCCCAACGTCTGGATATACCAGGACGAACAAAACGATGAAGAAAAGGAGCACGAAAACGATGACACCTATGCATGATTTCACCGAAATCCAGAATCCAGCCTTTCCAGAATCCGCGGATTCTGGATTCTGTCTGGACAGTCAAACCGAATCAAATCAGGCACTTGGCGCAGATTCCAGAATCCAGTGGATTCTAGTCTGGATTCTGTGGATTCTGGAAAAAGCCAGTATCCATGCGGGTTTGCGGACTATTCCAGAATCCAGTAGTTCTCCCATATATTCTATATATGGGTGGGATACCTGCATTCGCTTGGTACCCCACCCAGATGCTGGGCAAGGGATGGTGTCGGCCGGAGGTATGTCGGAGGTTCAGGCATGACCAAGAACCTCATCGATTTCAGGTTGACACCCAAGCTTGGCCATGTGATCACGCTCGACGCGCAACGCTATGTGCTGATCGACACCCGCCTGCACCGCCGTCTCGACGGCGAGTACACGATGATCCTGACCTGGCAAAGCGATTGTGCAACCTGCGGCAATCCCTTCACGACGACCAGCGGATTGGTCGCACATACGGTCAACCGACGCTGCGCTACCCACAAGCGGCCCGGCATTTCGGCCAAAACCGGCAGATGCGGACGTCCCTCGTACCGCAGGGGAGGTCATCATGACTAAACTCACGACCCTCGCCCTTGATCTGGGCACGGCCACCGGCTGGGCTATCCGCACACGCGACAACAGCATCACCAGCGGCACGCAATCGTTCAAGCCCCAACGCTTTGAAGGTGGCGGCATGCGCTTCCTTCGGTTCAAGCGCTGGCTCACCGAAGTCAAGCAATCGGTCGATGGCATCAACGTCGTGTATTTCGAAGAGGTGCGCAATCACGCGGGCGTCGATGCCGCGCATGCCTACGGTGGCTTCATGGCGCATCTCACCGCATGGTGCGAACACCACGACATCCCATACCAGGGCGTGCCGGTAGGCACGATCAAGAAACACGCGACCGGCAAGGGCAATGCGAGCAAGGACGACATGATCGCCGCCATGCGGCGCAAACGCTACATGCCGGCCGACGACAACGAAGCCGATGCGCTGGCGCTGCTGCACTGGGCAATCGACACTCAGGAGGAATCCACATGAAAATCCCGACAAATCCCTACCGCTGCCCGCTGGACCGCCTGCAGCCGCAGGCCATCGATCTGGACGCGGTCAAGCAAAACGGCTGGCGTGATCAACGCATTCTGGTGGTGTCGGAGACCGACGACCGGCTCGATTTCGTCGAGCGGGAATTCGTGCGCCGTCTGGGCCAGCGGCTGTATGGCTCAACTGGCAACGGAGGGCAGCATGACTGACTGGACTATCGAGGCAGTGGCTGAACGGCTTACCGATGCGGACCAGATTGCCCGGCGCTTGCCGCCCGTCAGGGTGCAGGGCTACTACAACGTCTGGCCGCTGTTTGTGCGCACCGAATACGAGCGCATGGCAGGCGACGATCCCCCGCCCCGGCGATTTCCCCCGGATCCGAAAGCTGTCGACCGCATGCTGGAGGCGATGGCCTGGATGCAGTGGCTCGAAGAGGGCCAACGCCACCTGGTGTGGATGCGGGCCCAGCGCTATCCATGGTCAGACATCGCCAAGCGCAATGCTTGCTCAATCAGCACCGCGCAGCGCCGCTGGCAATCTGCCCTGTCGGCGATCTGCAAACGACTCAATCAGCCGAGAGAAATTGCGGGAAGTGGATAGCCTTTGCAATGTATTGCTGGCGGGTGACGATGATTGCGGAAAGTGGGCTCAAAACGGCGTGACGCGTTTCAGGAAAAATAGACTATTATTTCAGCTATGGTTGCGAAAGCTGCATGTCAGCTGAATCTCAGTTGAGCCTCGCACCAAATCACATTCAACAGCCCGCGACAAGCATTGCTTCTCGCGGGTTTTTTATTGCCCGGATCCCCATGCCTGCTTTGCAAATCGAATATCGTTCGATCGACTCGCTCATCCCCTATGCCAGAAATGCAAGGAGCCACAGCGACGAACAGGTGGCGCAGATTGCCGCCTCGATTGCCGAGTTTGGCTGGACCAACCCGATCCTGACCGATGGCGAACGCGGCGTGATCGCGGGCCACGGACGATTGCTTGCTGCACGCAAGCTGGCATTGACAGAAGTGCCGATCATCGAACTGTCGCACCTAACCGCAATCCAAAAGAAGGCATACATCCTGGCCGATAACCGCCTTGCAGAAAACGCCGGATGGGACCAGGAACTGCTGCGTCTCGAATTGGGCGAACTGAAGCTCGCCGATGTCGATCTCGAACTGCTCGGTTTCGATACCGACGAGCTGGATGCCTTGCTGTCGGACGGCGACGCAGAGGGAAACACCGATGACGATACTGTCCCGGAAACGCCTGAAACACCCGTGTCCCGCGCCGGTGACCTGTGGTTGCTGGGTGACCACAAGGTGCTGTGTGGCGACGCAACCAATGCCGATGATTTCGATACCTTGCTGGGCGATGAGCTGGTTGACATGACGTTTACCGATCCACCGTACAACGTCAACTATGCGAATACCGCCAAGGACAAGCTGCGCGGCAAGAACCGCGCTATCCTGAATGACAATCTCGGTGAGGGCTTCGGCGCCTTCCTCCAAGCGGCCTGCCAGAATATTCTGGACGTGACCAAAGGTGGCGTCTACATCGCCATGAGTTCCAGCGAACTCGATACCCTGCAATTCGCGTTCCGGGCGGCAGGCGGAAAATGGTCGACCTTTGTGATCTGGGCAAAGAACACCTTCACGCTGGGTCGCGCCGACTACCAGCGCCAATACGAGCCAATTCTTTACGGATGGCGCGACGGTGCCGAACACTACTGGTGCGGCGCGCGCGACCAGGGCGATGTGTGGTTCGTCAAAAAACCGCACAAGAACGATTTGCATCCCACTATGAAGCCGGTTGAACTGGTTGAGAAGGCGGTGACGAACAGCAGCAAAACCCGCGACCTCGTGCTTGATCCCTTTGGTGGCTCAGGCAGCACCTTGATCGCCTGTGAAAAATCCGGGCGTCGGGCACGCCTGATCGAACTGGATCCGAAGTATGTGGATGTGATCGTCAAGCGCTGGCAGGACTGGACGGGCAAGCAGGCGACACGTGAGGGCGATGATGCGATATTTGACGATCTCGTCAAGAAGGCAGTCGATGCGTGACATCGTCTGCCCGTGCGCGCCTGGTGCTTAAGCTGCCATTTCTTCTGTGATCTCGCAATGCATCACAAAGCCCGTCAGGTAAGGCAATCCGCGCGGGATGCCGTAGTCCTTGGCGGTGTGGCGGTTGATGGTCCATGTCATCCACTGTGCGATCGCTGCGTGGATCGCGTCCGCCAGGGCGTGGCCCGTGTGGATTTGGTTGAGGACGTCGTCTGCAAAATGACGTCCGTGGCGGCTGTCCAGAAAAATTCGGGCTGCATCAACGTGGGTGTCGGTGGCTTCGGCAATCGCCACGATGGCAATCGGCCACGCTGCGGCGGCGTGCTCATTCATCGTGCCCCAAAAGCCCCAATCTTCGTTCTGGGTGGCAGGGATTTGCTTGGTGGTGTTCATCGTTGGCTCCTTTGGGTTGATTGTTGCGACACCTGTAGTAACGCTCTTTTTGATTGAGAAGCCAAGTTATTTTGGCTTCTTTATTGTTGGTCGGCGTGGATCACGATCAGTGCATTGCCGACCGGCGGATTTCGGTGAGTTTGCCGATGACGTCCTCGCTGAAGTTAAGGCCGTCAACCCGGGTGAGCCCCTCACGTTCCAGAATGTGCCAACGCGTGGCGTCGCTCGCGGCGCGTTTGAGTTCGTCGGCCAGATGATCGAGGTACAGGTTTTCGTCACCCGTCAGTTGGCGCGGGGCTTGTCGCAGCGATTCCAGGATGGTGATCAGTTTCATGATGTCCTCGGTTATCCGACGATGCGGTAGGTGCGGGCGCCACCCTCTGGTTTATCCGACGTAATCTCGAGGCCGAGCTTTTTCTTGAACGCTCCGGCAAATGTGCCGCGCACCGTGTGTTGTTGCCAGTCGGTCGCTTCGCAGATCTGGGCGATCGTCGCCCCCTCCGGGCGTTTGAGCATCGCGATTACCTGCGCCTGCTTCGAGTTGTCGCGTGTCCGTGGCTTAGCTGCCGGCCACGTATTTTCGGCGCCGGCCACAGCGCTTTCGAGTTCGGCATCGGCATCGGCAACGATGGGTTTAGGTCGGGACATGCCGAGGGCATCGTAGCCTTCCGCAGCGGCAACGTAGTTCGTGCCGTCGCCGGTGATCAGCGCACGGTTGAGCAGCCCCTCGATCACCTTCTTCCGCGCACCGCCTTTGATGTTGTCGGGGAACCATTCGAGTTTGCCGCCGTTGTGGCTGATTGCGTGGGTGAGGATTGCGTGCTGGCTGGCGCTGAGTTGTGTCTTCATGATGTTTGCTCCTGCTGGATTGGTTGATGACGTCCCTATGAACGCTCTGTTCCATCAAAAAGCCAAGCAGGAAGTCGATGGTTTTTGCGAACATTTGCAAATAGATGCGAATGCGTCGCGAAATAGTTGAATCGAAATCTGATCATGCCGAGAGCCGCCCCGACACCGTGCCGACATCCTGGTTGCCCGGCCGTGCTAGTCGTGCCGGGTTACTGCGACAAGCATCGTGTTGCATCGCATCGTGACTACGGTCGCGCCCGCCAAGGCTTCGATTCCGAACGGACGTTCTACCAGTCAGTTGCCTGGCGTGCCCTGCGCGCCGCCTTCCTGCACCAGCACCCGGTGTGCTGCCGCTGCGAGACGCGTGGAGTGATCGTGGCGGCGGTGGTCGCCGACCATGTCCTGCCGATCAAGGATGGCGGTGCTCGCCTGGACGAGGCCAACCTGCAGGCGCTGTGCGTGCCCTGCCACAACCGCAAAACCGCCAGCGAGACGACGCTGCGTGCAAGACGACGCGCGCAATAAAGCTGGCGCCTGCGCGTAGCCCCCGTGGGGGGTACCAATTTTCTGGAAGGCTGGCTCGCCGATGCGTGCGCTAAGTCAAATTTTTGTACCCGCGAAATTCGCATAGGGGGGGTCCCCATTACTGGACACGACAATGCCGCGAGGCCGAACACCCAAGCCGACCGCGCTCAAGCTATTCGCCGGCAATCCCGGCAAACGCAAACTCAACCCGCGTGAACCAAAACCGGAGGGTGTGCTGATCGAGCCGCCCGCCTATCTCTCAGACGGCGCCAAGGATGCGTGGCGCGCCGCTGTTCGCGCGGCACCGCCTGGACTGCTGCGTACGCTGGATGGTTCGATTCTGGAGATATGGTCCTGCGCGGCGGATCTGTACAACAAGGCACAGACCGGCCTGACCAAGACAGGCTTGCTGGTCAAGGCGCCAAACACTGGCGTCCCGATGCAATCGCCTTACCTTGCGATCGCCAACAAGCAGGCACAGATCATGATGAAAGCTGCCGCCGAGATGGGTTTTACGCCGGCATCACGCTCCCGGGTGACTTTGCCGCTGGAAGCTGCGGGCGATCTGGATCCGTGGGCAGATATCGCTGGATGAACGCAGATCA